CCACGTTTTTCTTGCCAACGCTTTAAAATCCGTTCAGTACCACGACCAAAGATTCCATCAGCAGGTGAAATCTTCAATGCCTCTTGCATCATCTTTACACCAGGTCCACGAGATCCCCTACGTAAGACTCCAATATCTTCGATGTCTACTTCATCATCGTCATCGTTACCAGCACCTAAATCGATTTCTTCGCCAAGCACTGCCATACATTTGATGTATCGCTTTTGTCGATCTTCTAATCCAATCTTACCACCATTGATCTTACGTGTCATTTTAACAACATCGTCTGTATCAGCAATATCATTTAGATTGTTTGCATCCCAAAACCAACAAGCACTCTCAATAGCTCCTTGAAATGTGCCAACATACTTTGCTGCTTCTTCTGCAGTCATATCTACAGTACGTCCAAACCGTGTATAGTTCTCACGTCCTGTAAGTTGCTTTAGTCCACGTCCACGAAATAACCATCCATCACCTTCATTTACATTGCCCATCTTATATTTACGGAATTCATCCTGATAAACATAGTTAGCAATCATCTCTGGGTTACGTGCATATTCTGCTGCATTTCGTTTAGGTGGTGCACCAAAGTATCGGCCGAAAACGGCATTCAATGCTTTTTCACTATAGTTTAGATTCTCACTTAACGACCGAAAGTTATTTGATTCATGTGCACACTGACTTACAAAATGAGCTACACGTCGCTTAGTAGTAATACCATATTTAGGCAATACTTTCATGAGGGCTTCATGCCACTCATCTACGTTTTTATTACCTGGGATCATCTTAGCTAGATGTTCTGCTTTTAATCCTAGTGCCATTATTAATCCTTTACAATTTTTGTGATCATATCTTCAAATTCATCTACTTTACCGACACGATTTGGCCAGTAGATATAGTCCTTCTCAGGATTCTTTTTTAAGTTTGTTAGCAATGGAAGTATTGCATTATATAACTTATTTAATTTTTCTTCTGCAAGCTGTGCATCTGCTGAAGTTGTGTTAACTTCTGCCTGTGCCTTTTGTACTGATTCTAATTCTGATTCGTCAACTGCTGTGAACCCAAAATCAAATATATCTGACATGTCTCCTACCTCTTTTCGTTTCTTTGTTTTTCTAATGCTTCGTAATAAGCAACTTTTTGTTCAAGTTCTTTTATATACTTTTCAACAGGTTCACGATCACATAAGGTTTCACAACAAATGCCAATGTTATGTTTGGCTCTAGTTTCTAAAGATTTTTCGCCTCTTATATTCATTTATTGTCTCCAATAGTTTAGGTACCCAGTTATCTCTATGTTCAACAAACACCTGAGGTGCTTCATTATCCACAGTAATAATAGTAACTAAGTTAACAATAGGCGTACCAGTTCTTTCTTCCCACATAATTGCATATGCAGCTTCCTGTATAAAGTAATTAGTAATCCATTCTTTCTTCTTTATCTTTTTAGAAGTTTTAAAATCAATGATTGATAATACACCATCAAATTCGCCTACACAGTCAACACGACCAGCAAGGCCAAGATGCTCAGAATATAGGGCTGCTTCTTGTAAGTATATAGTACCAATGCGTTCATCTAATACAGGTTTAATCGCGTTAAAGTTATCAATAATATTTGGTAAATATTCTTTAGCATAATCTTCATTATTATCTAAATATTTTTCAATGCAATCATGCACGGCCGTGCCACGTGTGGATGCTCGATGAGAAACTTTATTTGCTTCTTCCTCTCCCACACGGGCTCGCCATCGCTGAATGAATTCTTCATTTAGTATTGAAAGTACCGTTGTAACAGAAGGATACCTAACCCCGTTAGGAGCAGCATATTTTCTACCGCTGGAACTTGTTTCAGCAACCAAATCTTCATATCCAAGATCAACATTTTCATGTTTAAAAATCCTTTTATTCATTTACCTTCATCATCTCCTTTGTCATAATATAATCACGTACAAATGACGAACGTACAATGTCCTGCCATCCAAATTCAACTATAGAGAACTTCTTTAATTGTTCAATAATAGATAGGAACTTAACGATACCATTCTTATCTTTTTCTTTATCAAAATCAGATTGATAATAGTCACCACACATAATAAATTTACAGTTCTGTCCAATACGTGTAATCACAGAGTCGAGCTCGTGAAAGTTTAAGTTTTGCATTTCATCTATAATGATGATTGCGTTATTGAATGTGATACCTCGAATAAACGATGTCGATTGAAAATCTACTGTGCCAGAAGCTTGTAGCTTTTTCCACGCCTCGCCTTGTTCAAATAATTCGGCGCATATTGATTGGTAAGGACCAGTATATGCATCTTTCTTTTCTTCTTCTGTACCAGGCAAGAAACCAATATCTCTTGTTGGTACAATAGAACGAATAATAATTACTTTATCATATTCAGTTTCTTTATCAAGAACATCTTCTAGTGCTAGTGACATTGCTATAAATGTTTTACCAGTACCAGCAGAGCCAGATAATACTAAAGAGTCACCACGACTATATGCATGAAAAACCTCTTTTTGATTATCAGTAAGAGGTTCAATTTGAATCATATCATCTAGCTTAAGTTTACGCATAGATTGATTAGTTAAACCTGACACTATTAATAATCCTTAATATTATTTACTCGATGCTTTTCTTTTACTTTAGACATTACTTCACGAAAACCATCATCAACTTTTAAATTAGTACCACGCTCATGCACAATCTTAGGCATACCAATAACATGGATTAGTTCTGGCATTTCATTTAAAGTTGTTTGCAATTCATCCCACGAACATATAACATCCCATGTTGAATTCGTCTTAGTATCTTTCAAAGTATATGTTGGCATTTCATTTTCCTGTTTAGATTCACGTAGCTCTTTTTCTCTACGAAGTATATATTCATGATATAATTCATGCATTATGTAGGTTCACCGACCGGTTGAGGAATACATACTGCTTGAGATCCTAATGGATAACTTCCATAAGATCTTGTATATTGATATCCTAGCACTTCGCGTGCAGCAAAACATTCATACATTCCTTTGAATGCCCAACTGCCTTGAATTGTAGGTTCTAATTCCTTTGTATCTGAATTAAATGTTAATACGATAAAGACAAGCGTCCACATTAGATTCTCTTATTCTCTTTTGCTATGGCGACACAGGTATCCGTCGCGTTTGTTTTGAAATAGCGCGGTGCAAAAGCATGAATGAATACTGCCCATGCAGCTTTTTCTAAACGCCAACTAATCTTACATGCATGCTTAAAGTGCTGCCACCGTGACATGTTTGCTTCTTCTAAATGCAATTTACATTCTTTACTAAACATAATTCATTGTTCCTCCGAACCAGTGTGGAATATTTCGACCAGTCCATACCATTTTAAATTTGCTTTTCTTTGTCTTGTAGTAAGCTTGATACGATAAAACTGGATCTTCCATTTTACATTGTGGTTCATGATCCATTGCTAATCGAAATGGTGTAAGTCCAGCGTCAGGAATATTCCTAGGTGGAACTGATAAGATATTTTCTAATATTTGCTGTGTATAATGAACCTTATTATATCTATATTCGTATTCGCGGCATAGAGCCATAAAGTGGTTATAATGCCACATATAATTTTGTAATGATTCGCGTGTCCATATAGTACATGGATGATTAAAGTGCACTGCTTTGTACATAGTATCTTCATTAATCGTATTATCGAGCTCGTAGTATTTTACCATAGTCTTGCCAGACTTTGATGGCTTACGTGTCTCGGTACCGTCAAGCATACGATGAGCAGTAGATAGCATTTGTGCTGCCTCTACAATCATCTTGACTACATGCTTATCACATTGTAATTGTGCTGCAATAACTGGATCTTTGTCCAATACGAATAAATTCATGATATAAACTCCTCTAATGTACCTGTATATTGTACCACATTTTTATCTGTTTGTACATCACTATTTTCACTTATTCTTAATATATGTGCTGCCTTATTTCTTACATTAATATCCTTTAATGGTAAGAATGCACCAGACGTTCCATCCCAGTCAATAAATTCTTCATCATAGAAATCTAGTTGGCAATCATCAGGATTTTCATTCTGCAACAAAGCAAGTTCATTTGCCCATTGCTGCCACTTATCATCGGACACAATAGATTCATCCATTTCATAATATAAGCAAGAATGCACCAACATTTGTGATCTACGTTGGCGGATCTTTTCCTTCACCGTTTGATTAGACATAATGTAGATAAGAGCCTATGATGTACTTAGGATCATTTCTGCATACTCGGCCGGTGTGAGGATATGTCCAGTGTGGTGGAAATACAAGAACGCTGCCAGCACGGCGAGGTATATTAATCCCCATCGTATCGAAAGACGTCTCGCCACCCACACCGTCATTGAGATAAGCAAAAAACACAAGGAAACGACGAGCAGAGCTGTAATCGCCCACATCGACGTGCTGATCAAATTTTCCAATATCGGGTTCATATTTCTTCATCCTTATTTCTTCAAATGCATATTTTTCCGGCCAAGTTGTAATCTCTAACTCAGTACGGTATTGTTCTAGCACTTGTTTAAAGTTATAGGTAAGGTAGTCAGTATACTGACCCCAAACCTCTCGGTTTTGATTTAAGTTAATTTCAGTAAAATTCATGATAGGACTACTACGCTGTACGGAGTCCTGCTGATTAAATAATTCAATCATTGAGTCACGAACGCCTGGTTCAATGACGTCCTGATATAATTTAATATATCTTTCCATTTAAAATCCTCACTTTACGATTATTTATAATTATACCATAAAGTGAGGACTTTGTACACCTTTATTTTGCAGTTGCGGTATATTCGCGCATATCGTCTATCCGTGAAGAGAGATATGCCGCTTTTTTCTGTAGCTTAAATGCTAGGAGATTATTACCTTCTTTCTCTAATCGTTTTATATAATGTTTGAGCTCTTTAGAATCTTTCTTAAGGCGCTCGATTTGCGGACCATATAACATGGGATCTTTCCTCCTCGTTGACTGCTTACGACGGGTTAAGATATCACTCCTCCTTTTTTTAGGTCAAAAAGTAAAAAAGGATCGTCCCACAAAATGGGCGATCCTGAGTTTGCTATGAAAACATTATTATTGTTCTTCATAGAATTATTTATACAAATTCACATTTTGATAAGTCCTGGGAAAGTATCTGTCACTAGTTTTTTAGTTAGTCCTTTAAACTTGCCGGTGAACTCTTTATCCTTACATAGAATAAGAAGCTCAGCATCCTTAGGATCAATAGTCTCTAAAATACGAATAAACATAACTTCACGATGTGTTTCTGACTTAACCTTTGGTCCGCCTTTAACAAAGAACTTAAACCGCTTAACAATATGCTTACGCACATGGTCAGCTTCTTTTGGCGTTGTTTCTTTATATGGAGGTACGCCTTTTGGTATCAGCCATTCAATAGAATCATCAAACGCTCCTTTTAAAAAGTAACGTACATGAGGAGTATCATAGTGCTTTAGCACTTTACTCTTTTCTTCACGTGTCTTAGCTTCGGCTACTTTGGTAAAAATCTCATGTAGAGTTGGCCGATTAATATTTTCATTTATCATTAAAAATCCTCAATGCATTCAATTAATAGTTTACAGCGATTCTTAATAAGGTAGTTTAGGATCTTCATCCTATGTGGTACCTTAACAGCTTCTGATGTATCTATAATCGATTTTTTGATCTCTGCAGGAATATATGCAAGATCTACTAATAGTTGATTACGCTTGTAATTACGATATACTTCATCGCTCATATAGGATTGTAAATTCTCTGCATTATCAACATATTCCTGTATCTTTTTCTTAGTCATTGGTGACTGACGAATACTTTCAACAAAGGTGTCATCTCCGCTAAGAACATTAGGAATACCATCAGAGCTATCACCTTTAAGAACATGTTCAAACAGATAGCTATGAGGATTCTCATCCTTGATAAACTTTTTAGTCATAGGTGAATATTGTTTTACATTACCATATTTCTGTAGCTGAATAAAATCTTTGTCAGCAGAGATAATCATCACATCCTCATGCTGTCCAAACTCTTGTGTCTGTTCAACTAATGTACCGATAATATCGTCGGCTTCTACATTAGGAATATGTACAACCTTATATGGCATATTCAGCGATATCTCTTCACGAACCATATTAAGACACTTAAAAATCAAGTCAAAATCTAAACTAGATTCTGTACGGTTATTACGTCGTGCCCATTTATATTGAGGGAATACATCTCTACGCCAAGATCCACCGTCACATGCAATAACAACTTGTCCATACTCATCTTTATGCTTTTTAACATGCATACGAATAGAGTTAAGAATCATATGACGAATAGTGTCTTCATTCATATCCATTCGCTTTTGGTTAACAATGATATTACCCATTGCAATCCCATTATAATCAATTATCATCATTTTTGTTTCTAGTCTCCATTATCATCTCATGTATTATATCTAGTATTTCAACAAATGGATAGTTCGGATTTTCATTTCGAACCAATGCTCCATAGATTAGGTTAAGGATACATCCCATATCTCTAAAGAACGCCGGATCAAACTTAGGATTATATCCATATTCTGATAGCGTCATTAGTATGTCTTGAATGCATTCACCTGCCATATCCATCTCATCATCACGACGAGGTTCTATGATAGGATTTCTAATCTCACCATATGGAAACGGTATTACATTGTCATTATCATCTGTCATTATGTCACCATTATACACTATTTTTTAGTGGATGTACACAAGTTTTTTACATGGTTTCTGTGTATTTTACCGCCAACAAAGGCGTTGTAGTATTCATCTGGCTTTAGTAATACGTCGCGCACAATCTGTTCTTTCATCTCAAGGTAGGACATTTCTCCTTTACCCATACAGAGATGCAATATCTCTCGCTTGAATCTCTTATCACCATGTTCTTCAAGAAGGGTTTTTACTTCCTCTGAACTACCATGATAAGTTAGCCAGTCTGATTCAGATATTTTAGTGCGTTTTCGCTTTTGACCTTTTAAGGGTTTAAGCTTTATTTTAGAATAGAAGTTTTTCTTACCGATATACTTCATACCATTTGTATTATCAGTGACTATGTAAACAAATCCTACATAGTCACCAATATCTTCTGATGTAAAGGCATTACCTTTATATTTCCAAGTATTCATAATAGACCATCGTTATCACTTTAGTCTATTTATTCAACGTCGTCAAAGTCCATTTCTAGCTGTTCATTATTAACGGATCCATCGATATCAACTCCACATGATGGGCAATATTCTACCCGTGCATCTGGATCATCAAATTTTACATTAAATTCCACTCCGCAGTGGTAACATTGCATCATAGTGTCATACCTCCTAGTGCTTTAGATAGTACCCAGCCTTCAAACTCGGTGTATCCACCTATATATTCGTTTCCTTCAGATACTATATTTTCAATCTGAGGAACTGTTCTAGCATTAGGAAACTTATTTAAAAAATCCTCTTGTGTAATATTATCACCAATCTTAAAGATAGTATGTTTAAAGCCCTTCTCTTCGGCTAGCCTGATTGCTCTAAGACAATATGGACAATTATCTTTACTATAGATTACAATCATAGAGACATTCCTTTAAATGTATCTTCATTTACATCTTGCTTAACACCACCAATAACATAAGAACTAATCTCTGTTTCTTGTGGCGCAACTTGTACATTACCTCCACCGATCCATTTCTCTGTCCATGGAAGCGGATTAGCCTGAGGAGTACTATAAGGTGATTTAACTGCAAGCGTTTTCATACGCTTATTGGCAATCCATTCAATATAGTCAGATAGAAGTTTTGCATTCAAACCAATCATTGAACCATCTTTAAATAGATAATCAGCCCATTCTTTTTCTTGATCTACAGCAGCAACAAACATACCTGACACTTGTTCTGCACATTCAGTACGAATCTTTTCAAAGTCAGGATCTTCTTTAGGTAGGGTTTTGATAATAGTTTGAGATGCAGCAAGGTGTGTATTCTCATCACGTGCAATAAATTTAATAATCTTTGCATTGCCTTCCATCTTCTTTAACTCAGCGAATGCCCATGAACATGCAAATGAAACATAGAAGCGAACACCTTCAAGAATATTAATAGAATTGAGTGCAACCCATAAGCGTTTCTTTAATTCATATTTGCTAATAATAACTGTCTTACCATTTACTTTATGCTTACCTTCACCCAATAGATCATACCATTTCTGGTAGTCAATAAAGTCATCGTAATATCCTGAGATATCTTTTGCACAATCAACAATCTCTTCAATGTCAAGCATCTCATCAAATACCTTTGATGGATTAGCATATATATTACGAATAATATGAGTATAAGAACGTGAATGGATTGTCTCAAAGAATGCCCATGCCATAACTAATGGTTCAATCTCTGGTACAGATGCTGCAGGCATAAATGTCTCTGTTGGGCCACGACCCTGAACCGAGTCTAACAAGATTTGACGTTTTAAGTTTGATGTAAAGATATGCTTTTCAAAGTCAGTTAGATTAGCAAAGTCAGATCGATCTTTAGATACATCAACCTCTTCAGGACGCCAGTAAAATCCTAGCATTTTTTCTGTAATCTTTTCTAAAGCAGGGTTTTGCACCTGGTCATATCGTGCAATATCAACACCACCATCAAAAAACATTAACGAATTCATGTGGGACTTTTCTTGTTTCTCAAAAACTGACATTCATTGTTCTCCTATATTGTGCAGCTATCGCAGTAATCATCATATTCAGCATCAGTACTAAAATCTGAACGTGTTAGTTCTGTTTGTGTATCATCTTTCATCTCACCAGATCCATCGTGTGTATTATTATAGTATAGTTGTTTACCACCATACTTATAGAACGTAACCATATCTGTAATCAATTGAGACATAGGTACTTTACCTTCATCAAAGTGCTCTGGATTATATGATGTATTAACCGAGATACCCTGATCAATATATTTTTGTAATACTGCACAAACTTTAAGATAACCTTCTGGAGACTTTTGATCCCATAATAGATCATACTTATTTTTAAGGTGATGATAGCCAGGAACAACTTGTGCCATAACTCCATCTTTAGAACCTTTATACGAAACTAATGCACGAGGTGGTTCAATACCATTAGTAGAGTTACTAATTTGAGCAGATGTTTCTGCAGGCATAAGAGCCATTAGTGTAGAGTTACGGATACCATTTTCTTGTATTTGTTTTCTTAAGTTTTTCCAAGGCATACGTTCTTTATGAGGTACTAGACCATCTACTTCTTTCTTATATGTGTCAATAGGAAGAAGTCCATGATGGTATTTAGTTTCATTTGATTTAGGGCATGCACCTTTCTCTTCGGCAAGATCAGCAGATGCTTTAATTAAGTAATAAGACCATGCTTCTGCATATTCATCAATGACTGATAATGCTTCATCATTATACTTAAGTCCACGCTTTGCAAGGAAGTATGCAAGATTAATGATACCAATACCTAATGGACGACGATTCATTGTACTAATCTGAGCTGCAGCCATAGGGTATTCTTGGTAATCTAGTAATGCATCTAGGGCACGAACAGCAAGAGTACATGGCTTCTCAAAGTCTGAAGGGTCATTGATCATTCCCCAGTTAATAGCACTTAGTGTGCACAATGCAATTTCACCATCAGGATCATCAGCATTCTGCAAAGGCTTTGTAGGTAGATCGATTTCAGTGCATAAATTAGATTGTTTAATCGGTGCAACTTCTGGTAAAAATGATCCATGCTCGTTTGCATGATCAACATTCATAAGATAAATTCGACCAGTATCTTTGCGCTCTGTCAAGAACTGAGAGAAAACTTCAATGGCAGGTAATACCTTTTTACGAATACTTGTGGCACGTTCGTACTTCTCATATAATGTTTTAAACTTATCTTGATCTGAGAAGAATGCTTCATATAGATCTGGCACATCACCTGGTGAAAATAGTGTAATATTACCGCCGGTCAATAGGCGCTCATACATTGTTTTATTAAACTGAAATGCATAATCCATTTGACGGACACGGTTCTCTTCAGTACCTTTATTGTTTTTAAGAACAACAAGATCTTCAAACTCAAGATGCCAAACAGGAAGATATACTGTAGCTGCACCACCACGAACACCACCTTGTGAACACGATTTAACAGCAGCAGAAAAATACTTTAGAAACGGGATGAGGCCCGTATGTACAATCGAACCATCACCGACGCGGCTGTCGACAGCACGGATTCTACCCGCATTAATGCCAATGCCAGCTTTTTTAGAAATATAACGTACAACTGATGTTGCTGTAGCGTTAATGCTTTCAAGCGTATCGTCTGACTCAATAAGAACACACGAACTGAACTGCCTCGTAGAAGTACGTACACCAGCCATAATAGGCGTTGGTAAAGAGGTCCCGAACGTCGAAATATCATCATAGTAATCTTTTACCCATTTTAAGCGAGTCTCCTTTGGATAGTCGGAAAATAGTGTTGCGGCAACCAACATATACAATATTTGAGGTGATTCAAATAATGTTTTAGTACGTCGGTCTTGTACTAGATATTTACCACGGAATTGTTCCATACCAACATATGTGAATGTATCATCACGATCATGTTTAATATAATTATCAAGTTGATTTAGTTCATCGCGGGTATAGTTGTCCATGATAGCATCATCATAAACACCCTTTGATACATTTTCTACTACGATATCAACAAGAGGCCAAGGCTCATGCTGGTTATATACATCTTTACGAATCTTATAGTTAACTAAACGTGCAGCTACATATTGGTAATTTGGAGTTGCTTCTGAAATCAATTCAGCTGCAGACTTAATTAATAGTTCATGAATGTCATAGGCAGGTATTTTATCGTATAACTGAATGTTTGCACGCAGTTCAATCTCAGAAATCGATACAGCTGCAATATCAGTGGTTGCCCATTCTAATACGCGGTGCACCTTTTCAAGATCAAACGGTTCAGTTCTACCGTCACGTTTTGTGACGTTAATTATTTTGGTGTTCATAGAATTCTCCGCTTCAATATGTGTATATTATACCACACTATTAGGCTAATGTAAACAGCTTATTCGCTATTTTCTTCAGTTTCTTCAGGCGCCACGGCCGTCTCGTAATATACTATAATTTGTTTTTGTTGTTCTATGTATCTTCGCAATTCAGCGAAGTTAAGAGACAAATTTTCATAGTCTTTTACTGAGATAGCAATATAGGCATCTGAGCCGTTTTTAGCTTCAAACTCTTGTCTAAACTCTTCGTAATTTTCGTTTGATACGACATATATCTTAATGTCGTTTAGTTGAACTTGCTTTGGTAGAGGTACTGTAGGTACTACAGTTTTAACAGTATTAGTTACTGTTACTATCTTCGGTTCCGGCCTCATCGAGCTGCACCCCATCAGGGTCAGTGATACCAGCAAGATCGTTCCATAATTGATCAGTCGCATTTTGCATCCTATTTTGAATAAGGCCAGGTTTCTTATTGGCCAAGTGAGTTAAATTATGTTTTTGTAAAGTACTTCTTAACTCATCACCATATTGCTCTGCTCGTCTAAGATTTACACTTAGCTCTGAGTTGAGCTCATTTAATCTACTGTTTTCTGATCTTTCAAGTACAAGTGAAGCTTCACTGGTTTGAACAGCTACTTCCATTCTTGCAACATTAGCCCTAGCGATTTCTAGGTCGTCTCTCATTTTTTTAACATATAGTCCACCAGATACTACTGCACTGGATATAATAAAAACAGCTGCTATTTTAATAGATGAAAACACATACTACTCCTTAACATAATCCTTAAAGCGTTTCAAAGGCTTTTTCTTTAGTTTAGCCTTCTTACCCGGACTCATATCAACACCATCTCCTGCAACTGCATTAGCAGGTGCTTCTTCTGGAATTTCTTCTTTTTTCTTTTTCATCTGTATAAATCTCCGGAGGTCAC